GCGCACCCGGCGCGATCGACAGCCGCTGCCCGCTCCATGGGAGCCGGCCGTAATGCTGGCGTTCATCCGTCGGCTGCGGCGCCGACTGTTCCGGCAGCAGTGCTTCAAGGAATCACGCGGCTATACCTGCCGGCACGGTTCCGGGGAGTGCGGGTGATGCCCGGCACGCACGACGGCGGCCTGAAGACCGCCGCGACCATCAAGGAATACGACCCTGACCATTACGAGAAGATCGGGCGGGTCGGCGGCCTGATGGGGTACGGGCCGGAGTACCGTAAGGGCGGCCCGAAGGCCATCGGTTTCGCGGCCGATCCCGACCGGGCCAAGACCGCCGGGAAGATCGGCGGCACGAAGAGCAGACGCAGCCGAAAGGTCAGTGGCTACGCTGATCTGGCACGTCGGATAAGCCAGCCGTGATAGAATGGATGCACATGGAAAACGACCGAAAAAATCCGACAAACTCTAAAACGGCGACCAGTGTAATCGGGGCGCCAGCTTCGGCCAAGCGACCCGACAAGCCGTTATCACAGGCTCAGCTCGATTGGATAGACTACACGGCCACCCAAGGACTCATCACCGGCCCGGATGGTGAGATGAAGAAGATGACCGTCAAAGAGTTTGCCCAGCGCGTTGACTACAACCCTGACACGCTTTACGAATGGCGCAAATCCATCCCAAACTTCTGGGAATTGGTAGGGCAACGCTGCATGGATATATTCAGCGAGACAAGAACGCTCAAGGTCATCAACAGCATCTACCTCAACGCCACGGTCAAGATGAACGTCCAAGCCCAGGCGCTCTGGATGGCGAACCAGAGGCTCGTCGAGTTCAGGCAGCCGAACCAGGAAGTCAAAGTGACGGCAGACGATTCGTGGGCGTCGATATTCCAGTCACGTGCCAAAGAGCTATCCGAACCGATCGAAGGGGAAGTCATCAGTGAGTCAGACGAAGCTCACGCCTGAACAGTTCGACAAGCTCCATGCGCTGTACTTGGAGCATCCCGAGTATTTCGTGGTGGACATACTCGGTGCGAAACCGTGGGAAAAACAGGTCGAGATCATCCAGTCCGTCTTCAATTACCGGCTCACGTCGGTCAAGACCTGCAACGCCATCGGCAAGAGCTACATCGCCGCCCGCATCGTCCTCACCTACCTCATGCTCTACAAGGACTCCATCGTGGTGACGACCGCACCGACCTGGCGGCAGGTGACGGACATCCTGTGGCGCGAGATCGCCACGGCCCACAAACAGGCGGAGATGCGCGGCTTCAAGCTGTCTAGCAGCGACATCACCAAAACCGGCCTGAACCTCGATACGCAGTGGTATGCCGTCGGGCTGTCGACCGCCCGGCCGGAGAACTTCTTCGGTTACCACGCCGATCGTATCCTCGTGGTCGTTGACGAGGCCGGCGGCGTTGACGAGTCCATCTTCGACGGCGTGAGCGCCATCACGACCAGCATGGACTCCCGCATCCTCTACATCGGCAACCCGACCCAGTCATCGGGCATGTTCTACGACACCTTCAGCAAGCCCGAACTCGGCGCCAACTGCATCTCCATCTCGGCCTTCGACACGCCCAACTTCACCCAAAGCGGCATCACCACGCTCGAAGAGCTGCTGGCCCGCTTCACCCCACCGGAAGGCGTCTCGCCGGCAACCTGGATAAAAAAGGTGAACAACGACATCGCCGCCGTCACCGACCCGACCTACCGGCAGTCGCTTATCTCGCCGTCCGTCGTCTTCGGCCGTTACCACGAATACGGCACGACGCATCCGCGCTGGCAGTCGCTGACGATGGGCGAGTTTCCCGATCAGGCCGACCAGGCGCTCATCCCGGCCGACCTCATCCGGGCAGCCATGCAGATGTACGATACCAACCCGCTGACCGGCCGGCCGTACCGCGACGAACTCGGCTGGACGATACCCGACGGCAAACCGATCTACGGACAGGACATGGCCCGCTTCGGGAGTGACCAGAACGTCAACACGCCGACGCGGGGCGGCTGGGTGGAGCAGCAAATCATCTGGAACCGACGCGAAAACCGGCCAGCCGATAAGAACGTGGACGACGAGGGGCTGCCCGTCAACGCCCTCGAGGAGCGCAAGGACAACAAGCTCGACCTCGTCCAATCGGCCGAACGCATCCTGACCATCATCGACCCGCTGGACTACCAGGTGACGGTCAACATCGACGACACGGGTAACGGCGGCGGGACGACGGACGCCCTGCGCCAGAAATCCCGCGAAGAAATGGCCAGCGGTCGCCCGGCCCACCAGTACCGCCTCAACGCCTACGTCTTCGGCAGCAAGGAGATGATGACCGACCACGACAAGCAGGAGTTCGCCGACATCACCAGCAAGATGTACTGGAACCTGCGCGACTGGTTCTACCACAAGGCCATCGCCATGCACTTCGACCAGCAGCTCTATGACGAGCTGGCCAGCCGTCAGTACGGCTACACCAAGGACGGCAAGATCAAGGTCGAAAGCAAGGAAGAATACAAGAAACGCACCGGCGGCAAATCACCAGACCAATCCGACTCCCTCGCCCTGGCTTTTGCGCGGAAAAAGCCGACGGAAGTGTACGTGCCACCGTCAGCCGGCGACGACGAAGACGAGGAAGAAGAGTCGGCAGCCTTCCGCCCGCACACCGCTGGACTTTCGGGACGTTTCTGATATACACTAGCTTTAAATCATGGCTGACAACACCAAACAACCTCCCACACCAAAGCTCCCCTCCAAAGCGACGCAGGAAATCGGCCAGAGCGGCACGTACAACTTCCAGGGGTACATCAGCGCCGAAGAGTACAACATCAACCTTCAGGGCAAGTACGCCCTCCAGCAGTTCGACATCATGCGCCGCAGCGACCCCGTCGTCCACGCTGCCCTCATCGTCTGCAAGAACCCGATCATCGGCGCCAAGTGGAACATCGAGCCGGCCAGCTCCGACCCGAAGGACGTCAAGATCGCCGCCCTCGTCAGCCGTGAGCTGTTCGACAACAAGATCATGTGGCAGGACACCGTGCGGGAGAGCCTGACCACGCTCGACTACGGCCATTACGTCGCCGAAATCGTCTACGGCATCACCGAGTTCGAGGGCCAGAAGTACGTCGGCCTGACCAAGATCGCCTCACGCAAGCAGCGTTCCATCCTCCGGTGGCAGATCAGCGGCGAACGTCCCGGCATCACCCAGATTCTCCCGACCGGCGAGAACGTCGAGATACCCCGCCAGAAGCTGCTCTACGTCGTCAACGAGCAGGAAGGCGAGAACTACGAAGGCATCAGCCTGCTGCGCTACGCCTACAAACCGTGGAAAATCAAGGACGCCCTCGAAATCATGAACGCCGTCGCCCTCGAGCGCCTCGGCATCGGCGTGCCGGTCATTACCAAGGGCGCCAACGGCGAGACGATCGACGAAGCGGAACTGAAAGCCCTGCGAAAATCTCTCCAGCTGATGCGGGCCAACGAAAGCGCCTACCTCGAAATCCCGTCCAGCGTCACCCTCGCCATGCTCAACATGCAGTCGCACACCACCACCGACATCCTGCCGACCATCGAACACCTCGAAAGCCAGATCATGCTGTCCGTCCTCGCCCAGTTCCTGCTGCTCGGTAAGGGCGGCAACTCCGGCTCCCGCGCCGTCTCCGCCGACCACTCCGCCCTGTTCGTCAAGAGCCTCGAGGCCGTCGCCCGGACGATACAGATGGCCTTCCAACGCGACATCGTCAACCGCCTCGTCGACCTGAACTTCTCCAACCTGCAAAACGGCTACCCGAAGCTGGTCTTTAGCGAACTGTCCGATGACGACGCCTCCCTGACCGCCACGGCCGTCGCCTCCCTGATGACCGCCGGCGCCCTGAGCCGCGACGCCGACCTGGAGAACCGCCTGCGTGACATCCTCGACCTGCCGCAACTGAGCGAAGAGGATTACGACAACTACGGCAAGGATGACCAGCCGGCTCCGACCGTCACCAAGGACGCCTCGACCCCGAAGGACACGACCGTCCCGACCGACGTGCAGGACACCGCCGACGAGGAATCCGTCACCGCCTCGCTGATCGACGACGCCAAGCGGATGCAGCAGAAAATCATCGCCCACATCTTCGAGAGTTAGCCATGGAGCAGCTTGAGAAAGAAGCCGTCCGCCTGACCGCCGTGATCCGCGCCAGCGAGGACTGGTCGAAGGAGTACGCCAAGGACCCGGCTACCCACGCCCGGCTCATCAAGCTGGAGGGCCGCTGGGAGTGGGCGCTCCGCAAGCTGTTCAAGTCGTTCGCCGAAGAGGTGAAGAACGGCTCGACCGTCATCAACTGGTACCAGTATTACTCGCAGGTCCGCTCCGACTACAACGTCACCCTCATCGTCCCCGACGACAGCACGGGACAATGGGAAGACCAGTTCATCCAGGTATCGCTCGACCTCGTCACCGAGATCGTGGCCACCGGGGCGATTGCCGGCGAGGCCATCTACAGCCGTCCGCTCGGCATCACCTCGACCGAGGAGGCCATCCAGCGCCTCGGCACGGACCAGGTGGCCAAGCTCGTCGGCAAGCACGTCCTCCCCGACGGGACGATCATCGACAACCCGGACAAGGTCTATAGCATCACCGAGACGATCCGCAACGACATCCTTGCCAGCATCAAGCGCAGCCTCCAGCTCGGTGAGGACATCCAGACGGCGATCGACCGCGTCTACGGCGCCATCAACAACCGCTCCCGTGCCGAGCTGATCGCCCGCACCGAGAGCGTCAACGCCTACCAGGCGGGACTGCGCCGGTTCGCCCTCTCGGCCGGCATGAAGGGCAAGGTCTGGCAGGACGTCGGCGCCAAGGACAAGTGCCGCGAGTACGCCGCCCTCGGCCCGGTGCCGATCGACTACACCTACGACGGTCTCGACGGACCGACCGCCCACCCCCACTGCCGCTGCGGTATGCGCTACATCGACGCTACCGAATGGGCGAACAGGGGTGACCAGTAATCTGCTTTACAAAAATGTAACTATGAAAGATAATATCCCCATGACACAACCAGCGGTTGCGAAAACAAACAGATTAGATGCTGCGGTGCGGACCTTACGCCCCATCAAGGCTGACGCCAGCGGCGAACTCCCCACGCGGATCATGCTCATCAAGGCCGGGTCGTGGCCGGACAGCGTCAAGGGAAACCTGACCATCACGGTTGCCGACCTGCACGAGATGAAACAGAACTTTGATAAAGGCGTGGGACGTCCGGGCGGCCAATCCATCGGGCTGCCGATCGACTTCTCTCACAACGAATGGGACAAGGCGGCGGCCTGGATCAACGACATCGTCGTCGAAGGCGACACCCTCTACGCCGACCCTGTCGAATGGACGACGGCCGGCCGTGAGGCGGTGACGGGTGGCGAGTACAAGTGCGTCAGCCCATCGTTCTACCCAGCCGACCGTGGAGGCTACGCCGACCCCGAGAACCTCAGCGAAATCACGCCCAACGTCCTCGTCGGTGCCGGCCTCACCAACATCCCATTTTTCAAGTCACTCTCTCCCGTGAAGGCATCGTCTTTGTCAGAAGTTGACGAAGATGATAACATCATCTATATAAAACAAAGCGCAAGCGCAAAGGAAACAAAGAACATGTCCATCGACGAACTGCGTGTAAAAGACGCCGCTAGCCTGACAGCTGACGAGCGTACTTTTCTCGAAGCCAATCAATCGGAGTTGTCCGACGGCGAAAAGACCAAGTTCGGTCTTGTTACCGCCGACACCACACAAGTCACCAGCACCATCGACCCCGCCGATGCTAAGATCCTCGCCGACATCAAGACCGGCGCAGTGAAAGTCGTGGCCGCTACTGACGCAGTCGTCGACGCCGCTGTCCTCGCCAGTCTTCAGGACACTGCCAAGCAGTACCAGCACGACAAGGCCGCTCAGGTCGTGGCTTCCCACGTTGAACGTGGCGCCATCAAGTCTGACGAAGCCGAGAAGTGGACCGACCGTCTGCTGAAGGCAAGCAAGGAAGTCCGTGCCGACCTCGAAGAGGCCCTGGCCGCCTTCCCTGCCAACGAACAGATCGGCATGGAACTCGGAAGCGACACCGCCGGCATCGCCGCCTCGACCGCCCGTGAAGAGCTGAACTCCGTCGCTAACGCGAAGGTCGAAGCTGCCATCAAAGAAGGTCGGACGTTGAGCTACGCTGACGCCCTCAAGGCTGCTGCCCGTGAACGGACGGACCTGACCACATTAGACCTAAAAGAACAAGGAGTTAAGAACTAGCCATGGCTACATTTCAAGAAGGCCGCTACCTAGACCGCATCGCCGGCGCTGACCTCAGCGGTAAGAGCTACCACATCGTCAAGCAGGTCGCTGACGCTACCCAGCCGGGTGGCCGCACAGTCGTCCTCGCCACCGGCGCCACCGACGACGTCTTCGGCGTCCTCAACAACACCCCGAGCAAGGGTGACGTCGCCAACGTCTGCGCCCGCAACGGCGAAGGCACGTTCAAGGTCGTCCTCGGCGGCACGGTTGCCCTCGGTGACCGTCTGACATCTGACGCCAACGGCGCCGCTGTCACCGCGACGGCTACCGGAACCTACCCATCCACCGCCCAGGTGTTCGGCGTAGCTCAGGAAGCAGGCGTAGCCGGTCAGGTGATCGAATACGCACTGGTCAACTACAAGATTTAATAAGGTAAACAGAAAAAGGATTCTAAAGAACCACCATGGAAGGCCAATTTTATACAAGAGACGTGGCACTAACCAACGTTAGCCAAGCGTACCGCCCTGACCCGACTCAGTTCATCGCCGACTTCCTCGCCCCAAGCGTGCCAGTCACCCGTAAGGAGTTCAACATCTACTTCTACGGCAAGGAAAACGTCAAGCAGGCCGTGGATGACACCCGTTCACGCTTCGGTGAGACGAAGCAGGCTCAGATGAGCATCAGCAGCAAGCCGTTCGGTCCACTGCGCTCACACGAGCTGAAGGACGGTATCGACTTCGACCAGGAGAACTTCACCGAAGCACCGCTTGACCTCGAGATCGACATCACCAACTTCCTGAGCGACCAGATGGCGCTGACGAAGGAAAAGGCCGTCATCAGCAAGCTGAGCGACACCACCGTCATCACCCAGCACAGCGGCGTGACCGCTCCGTGGTCTGACTACATCGCCAACCCGACGACCTACACGTCCAACCCATTTGCCGACCTGCGTGCCGCTGCCAACAGCATCCGCCTGAACGGTCTGCGGGCTGCCAACACGCTGACGATGAGCTACTACACGTTCTCCATCTTGCAGAACCACCCTGCCCTGATCGAGCGCGTCAAGTATTCGAACGTCGCTGCCCTGACGCTCGACATGATGCAGGAACTCTTCGGACAGTTCGGCATCAGCCGCATCCTCGTCTCGGCTGCCGTCGAAGACACCGCCAAGGAAGGTCTGGCATCAAACAACTCCTTCCTGTGGGGCAACAACGTCTGGTTGTCATACGTGACACCTACCCCTGGCCTCCGCACCTTGAACTCAGCCTACACCTTCTTCCTCGAGAACGGTCGCTTCGTTGACACTTGGTTCGAGCAGAGCCGCAAGACCAAGTGGATCCGCAACAACGACTACTACCACGTCGAGGTTGTCGGTCCTGAAGCCATCTACCTGTTGACTAACGTTGTAGCTTAGGAGGTAAACGATGGAATATAAGGTAAAAGCACCCGTCGTCCACAACGGCCAAGAGTACAAAGTGGGCGACACGATCAGCGACCTCACCCCTGACCGGGTCGAGTGGCTGACGAGCAACGGCGCGATCGAAGCGGCCCAGGGAGCGCCACAAGCGCAGCCCGTCGCCGCTCCCGTCGCCCCCCAACCGGCGCCTGCGAACGTCCAACTGACCCCTGAACAGGTCACCAAGGACTTCGAGGCCGCACAAGTATAGCTCCACGCTATAACGGTGACCCCAGAATAGCCCATGCGGCCGTAGGGGTCACCGCCACCTCGGTGGTCGCTGCCCCGCCCATACCCGATACGAGCGGAGCAGTCATCATCCGGATAACTAAACGAAAAGGAAAGAAGCAATGGAACAACCAGTCGAAACAGCCCCAGTCAGTGACATCAAGCAGTTGAGCGGCCACGAAGAAGGCGAGCAGCTCGCGGACGGCTCAGTCGTCCGGGCAGATCGAGATCAGGCCGGCACGCTCGTCGGCTGGCATAAAGAAACAGGCGCAACGGAGGCGCAACAGTAATGGCATCAACACAGACATGGTCAGAGTTCAACGGCACCAACGCCGCGACCGAAACCGCATCACGCGCCGAGGCGAACTGGAAGCGCGTCGACGACAGCACGACGGCCTACACCGCCAGCCCGATCAACTCCAGCAACAACGAGAACAGCATGACCAAGTACCAGGCGCTCAAGTTCGCCGGTACGTGGAACAGCCTCTCCGCCCTAACCTACAAGATTGACAACAACGCCCCGGCAACCGGTCTCTCTATCGTCGGCAACGTCGTCACCGCCGGCACGACCCCATCGACGACCGCCTCTGGTGACGCTGCCATGTCAACGACCGGTGTCGCTGCCAACTTCAACAGCTCGACCACGCCGTTCGGCGCCGGCACCAGCTCGACGACCGCCGGTGGCACGATGTACGCCCAGGCACTCCGCACGCAGCTCCAGACGACCTCGAGCTACGCCGCCGGCCCTGGTGACATCGCCACCCGCACGATCACCGCCACCTGGACCGAAAGCTAAATAACACAGAAAGGGCAATTCAATGCCTTACTTCGATACCTCCTGTCAAGCCCAGTACGCCGATGGCTATATCCACGATGAGACCCAGCACGGTGACGTCTCGCCCTATACCGGTAAGCATAACATCTTAAACGACATCCTCGAGAAGCGCCCCGAAGCCGATCACGGCCGCATGGTGCGCTTTTCTGTGTTCTATAAGGACCAGCGCCACGACATCGACTGGACGCAACTGCCCGACAACGCCCGCCCGATCCGCTTCCGCCACGGCTACATCACGCTCGCCGCCGACGGCTCAGAGGAGCAGGGCTGGTCTGGCATGCAGGTCGGCTACCAGTACAGCGACAATGACGGGAAGAACGTCCAGAAAGTCATTGATCTATAATGACCCCCCTCTATACCGTGATCGACCAGAACGGTCGCGACCACTGCGCCCTCGAGAAAGCGCTACTTGATGCCGGCAATAACTTCTTGCTTCTTGCAACAGTTCAACGATCGGTTTTTATTGGAACGGATATATCATCACTACAATTCAACTGGGACAACACCGATGGAGTTACCTTAACCCGTTACAACGGCACCGGCGGGCCGGTATTCTTTGACGAAGGCAACATCAAGACCGCCTTCCTCACCGACTTTCGACCTGACGGATTAACAAACTGCGCCAACTGGATTATAGATGCTCTCTCTACCATCGGGATCAATGCCACTCATACACAAGATTCAAACGACATCATGCTTGGTGACAAAAAGATATGCGGCATCAGTAATGTCGACGAACACACCGTCTCGGGGACGAAATCGTATCTCGCATTTTTCTTCTCCCTTAACATCGACTTCACCATCGCCGCCAACGTCATGACCCTCACGAAGCACACCACCGACCTTCAGGAGCGGGCCATCGGCATCAATCAAGCGACAACCCTTCAGATCACCTATGAGCAGGTATTCCAGGCACTCGCCAATTCGTATACGTCTTACTGGGGTGATTCACTTACCCCTTCATCACTCAGTCAGGCGATACTCGATGCGAAGGCGAGTGAATTGTCACAATTTAATGACATGAACTGGCTACTCTATGGACAATTATCGCAATAATCTCAAGAAACTAAACGAGACCACACTTGGTCTAACCAAGGTACACCCCCATGGGAATGTGGAGCTGGAAGTTGGTGATGCCAAACAGCCTGACTTTCACCCCCGCGTCAAAATAAAGAGATGGGATAATGAAGTCAACTTCTCGGTCGGACTTGTTACTGACCATGCAACAGGAAAGCACACTCTTGGCGCTGACGGCGTCACCTGGTCCAACCATGAATATGATGCCAAGTTTTACGAACTTCATCCGCACATACGCGATCTAAAAGACGGTACACGCCCCCGGCCATTCATGGAAGATGGCGGTTTTGAGTTTGAGTTTACCCTTCGACAGAAGCCGTCAAAGAACACCATCGACCTTAGTATTCAGACTAAGGCGCTCGAGTTTCTTTACCAGCCATTCTTAACTCCACAGGAAAAACTCGAGCATCCCAATAGCCGCAAAATAAACGTCGAGGGTTCATATGCCGTTTATCATGCTGAAAAATCAGGTGACCACACGGCACTTGGTGGCAAGAACTATGCTGCTGGTAAGGCGTTCCATATCTATCGTCCACATGCCGTCGATGCTAAGGGTCGTGAAGTATGGGGTAATTTATCCATTGACGAAAAAGCTGGCCTACTCACAATCATTCTGCCACAAGCCTTCCTAGATACTGCCACGTATCCCGTCTGGGTTGACCCGACAATAGGCTATGCAACCAAGGGGGCGTCGGCTGGGACTAACTTCAGCTCCAGCGCAACTCAAACAGCCTCTCTTACAGGTGGTTGGACGACCCTCGTATCAGGGAACGTATCTTCAATATCAATGTATGTTTACCGACCAGCTTCCGGTACGGTTGAAGCATCATTCAGCCAAGCAGTATATAATGGAGCTACCGTCGAACCTGGATCAGCCTCCCTCATTGTAGCTGGTAGTAATGAAACAACTGCGGGTGCATTTGATGGTTGGTGGACGTCAACAGTTACTTCAACCGCTCTTGACCCATCAAAGTACAACTATTTAGCATCATTGTGGTTTAACGGTGGAAAAACAAACCCACCAGCATATTACTACGATTCATGGGGGAGTAATGATCCTCGAGGTGGCCCTGACAACACCAATGCCGCTGCGTCCACATTCCCAAGTAGCATACCGAGTATTACCCAGACTGGTATAAAGACAAGCCAATACTTCACCTACGGAACCGGTGGGGGCGGCTCGGTCATCACCAGCACCCAATCCGCGACCGCCCGCATCGCCAAGAAACCGACGAAGACCCAGCTAAGTCATGCCCGCATCGCCAAGAACTACAGCCGTTCCCAGGCCGCCACGGCCAATATTTCAGCCGGTTCAATCTATACCGCTCCCCAAACAGCGACGGCGCGGACGGCGGTTACGAAGCAGACCAGTCAATCCGCCATAGCCAGGATCGTGAAGAACGTCGCGGGAAGCCGCACGCAGCCATCGATCGCCCGTATCGCCGCTCACAAGAGCAGGACCCAGCCGACGGTGGCGCGCATTGCCGCCAACTTCCCCCGGTCGCAGTCTGCGACCGCGCGAATCGTTACCAACACCGCAGGGTCAAAGGTCCAGACCGGCATCGCCCGCATCGCCTCTGGGCTGACGACAACGCAGCCGGCCGTCGCCCGCATCGCGTCTTATTACCAGAGTTCCCAGTCCGCCACGGCTCATATCCTGACCAGTGCCGTCGACACGACATCCCAGAGTGCCGTCGCCCGCATCGCATCGAACAGAGCCAAGACACAGGTCACCATCGCCCGTGTCGCGATCACGGCAAACAAGCCCCAGTCAACGACCGCCCGTCTTGCGAACACACGCACCAAGACACAGCCAGCCGTCGCGCGGATCATCACCGACACCACCAGAACGGCCACTCAGCCGGCACTGGGGCGCATTGCCACGATCCGTACCGCTACCCAACCAACCGTCGCCCGCCTCGCTAAGAACCTGGCCAAAATCCAGACCAGCACCGCCCGGACTGCCACGATCGGCAGCAAGACAGAGTCGGCCGTCGCCCGTATCGCCCAGGTCCACCTCAAG